GTAATTTTCGTTTTGCGTTCAAATTTAGATTTACGCAATTCTTTTTGTATGCTATGGACAACAAGTTTGTTGTCTTAATGCCTAGATTTTACATGTTAAGAACCCCGTTGTGTTCGGGAGCTGGTTGTTCAGCTCGCCTCTCTCTAGGGAGGTTGGTAAGCACGTCTTCATTGACGTGCTTTTTGTGGTTGGTGTTACCACGTGTATGTTTTCCCTGATGTCGTATGTTGTCGTAAGGTGTCCCCGATAAGATAAATTAGCGAATAAAGATGGATTTAAAAACATTTTACCTCTGGTGCTATATATAGTTTTAGTTATGATGATATAGTGCTGGTTATACCTTGTGTTAAGATGATTTACTATTTTCCAGTGTTTGGTGTTCCCCTTGTGTTAAGATGCCTTTCTTAGTTTAGAAAGAGGAGTTTTATATGTGGCTTATTACATATGTATACACTTGTAGTTCTTTTTACACGTCTCTGGTTTCTGCTTCACTCGCAGATTCAAAAACTTTGTTATTCAGAGCTCAACGTTATGAGATCAATGGTTTCCGAAACCCGTGAAAACCCCGTCTTTAGGCGTGGGAAGAAAGTGACCGATAAAAAGGCCTTTCCCGTTGTACTAGCGAAACATAGTAACTGTTTTCCTACCGATGCTTTAGGTAGGAAACAAAAGCAAATAAGCAAACCAACCCTATTGCCAGTGGGCAGTAGTATTTACTCACTTGGAGATAAAGTGTTATACCTTTGTGATCTTAACAAAGATGAAAGATGTGATTTGGTGAGTCATATCTTTGTGCCATATAAGTCTCATTCTCAAGTACTTTTTTATGTATACTTGGATGAGCCTGAGCCTTGTTTGATTCCTTTGAAATTTGAAGGAACTTATGAGAAGAGAAGAGTAAAAAAAAGATATTGGGATCTTTTGGGTTGGCTTTCTGGTTGTAGTGACTGTTTGAAGAGGAAGTCATTGTGTGAGGTTTGTAGAGATATACCCGAGCCTAGATTGGTATGTGTAGAAACTAATCCTGGTCCACCTTTGTATGAGCTTGATGATTTTTCGAATATACTCAGTGTCATAGCTGAGTTTATTTTAAGTCGTGAGAGTGACTTCCGGTCTAATTTGGCAATAATACACTTGGTGAAGAAGTATCACTCCATATATTTGGATAGATTTAGAATGCAACACCATGTCTCTATTTATGGTGTTGATTTACCGTGGCATGCCGTCAAGTATGCTTTTCACCGATATTACAGTTTGTCTTGTTATATATATTATAATGATATTTATTATTTTACTAATGAAAGGTTGTGTGGTATAGTGGATTTATTGGCGATATATGACCGTATGAGTAAGTCGATTGTAAATTGTGATAATATTGACGATTTTCCTTATATATTAGTAGATACCTTTGAATATTTGTATGGTTATGATGAATTTTGGTTTAGTATGAATTTCTCCATCATGAATAAGAGTATGAATGCTAAGTTCCTTAAGCGTTGTCGTACCTATGAAACAGTTCAAATTCAATTGCAGCATTTTAGAACGCCTAGGTATTTGAAGATTATAAAAGAAGCAACCAAGTGTAGGATGCTTAATTACAATAACAATTCGAAGTTAGGAGTATTGGAAGAGTTGCTTTCGATGTATTTGTCACCAGCTGCGCGTTTAGTTTGTGTTGAGTCGAACCCAGGTCCATCTTGTTCAGACATCGATGATTTTCCCTGTATTTTGGAACTAGTTTTGGATTATCTTGTGAGTACTGAAGGTGTTAATTATACACTTAGGTTTGTTATAGATAGGTCTTCGTCTATGACGCGTACGGCGCTCGATTATCCGCGTAGCTTAGAGGATGATTTATTCTTCGTTGATTATATGATGATGGAGTATAAGATAAAGGATGCTAAATTGCAGTTTGATATGCATTGGAATTATATGTGTATTGCTATCATTGAGCTTATTGAAGAAATATTATACATGTATTTATATTTAGACGAGCCTGAAGATGGTCCAGTAGCTTTACCACTGGATGTACTTTCTTATGTTAGTGACTATGTTCAATTTCCCTACCCTCCCCTTAAGCCGGAGTCCGGTTTGTGGGGTGATCTTGATGAGTGGGAAGATGAAATCGCTGACTATAAGAATGAGGCTTGTGACACTATTGGTGCAGTCATGGATACTTTTTGTTGCGTTGATAGCGTTCCTGATACTCATTTTCCTTGTATGAATAGTGTTTTGAAGAGCCTTTTACCTACTGATATTCTTGGTACTTCTGAGATAAGTGAGTCCATGAGGCAGTCTACTGAAAGGTTGGCCTCTGTTGTTGATACGTCAGTTGATAGATTAGTAGGAGAAGGTATAAAGCATGTTCACACTGTACCTGATGAGTTATCGGGTTTTCTTAAAACTATTAGTGATAATATTTCTAAGTTCACTCTCCCTAATATTGGTCAATGTGTTGATTTATTTTGTTCCGCATTCCCTGGTGCTGAGGGACTTAAGGAGTTGTGGAATGAGTCTCTTGATCCACGTGCTAAACAGGTTTTAATTTTATCTGTGCTCGGAACAATGAGTTGTGTTGCTGCCAAGTATGAGCTTAATTGGAAAACCAAATTATTTGTTTGTGCCATGCAATGGGGTATAGCAATACGAACAGGAGACGATATGGTTAAGAAGACCTTGGCACTTATGCATGGTTTAGAGGTTACAGCTCATGTTGTTGTTGCGATTATACCTTTAATTCAATCTTGGTTCTTAAATCCTGAGGCGGAGTATGAGGCTCATGCTAAGCCTTTGTTAGAGCATATTTCATTTACTACAAAACATGTTATTCCTGTTTTTGTTAAAAGTGTTATTGCTGCTACTACGTTTAGTAAAACCACTTGTGATGTGGAGTCTTTAATGTCATCTTGTCAACTTTACAAGAAGTTAACAAATGGTTTTGAATTTACTGTATCTGCCATGGTTGACCTTGTACGTCGCATTTTTGATATGTTAGGTTCTACTGTGGGCTTTAAACTTTTCCAAGAGGCATATAATGATTATCCGGAGCTTTATCGAGTTATGGAGAACTTTGATGGTATATTGGAGAAGCTCACTACCGGTCAGCGATTGACACATTCTGACTTAAGCTCTTTTAAGAAGCACTCTGCTTTATTGTTGGGTGTTGAGAAACGCCTGGCTCTTAAGGCAGCCGATGCTGTATATCAAAGTCAGGTTAGAGCTTTGAGGACTGCATGTGATTCGCTCAGAAAAGCTTTTGGATGTCAGGGATTAAGAGCTAATAATTTTAGGTTGCGACCTTTTGTAATAAGTCTTGCTGGTCCCTCTGCTATTGGTAAAACATTGTTAATGAGATTAATAATGAATAGTTTAGCTAAGTTTACTAGTATAGGAGATGATATACAGGATTTTATTGACCATCCTGAGACCTACATCCATATGTGGTCTGAGTGCGAGTTTCATGATAATATGTTACCGGAGACTGTTTTCTTAGGTATTGATGACTTTGCTCAAACTCGTAAAGCCATGACGCCGGAGACGTGCCCTATGAGAGGTATGATAGGTATAAACAATAATGCCCCCGATCCTGTCAATTGTTCAGATAATAATAGGAAGAATACTATATTTCACACTGAAGAAGTAGTTATTACTAGTTTTAATCGTGATAGGTTTAAAGTAGATGATTTTCATGTTTATCAGATTGAGGCAGCCTTGAATAGGTTGGGATTATGCGTACAGGTTCTTATAAAGGAGCGATTTAGGAAGACTCAAGGTCCTGAAATTGATAAGAACTGGGGCTATACACTTGATAAGACCAAAGCTGGTGATGCTTTGAATGTCAATGTGTATGATTTCAGAATTTACAATGTTCATGATGGTTCTACCGTATGTGTATTCGATTCTTTTTCGACTTTCATGCGTTATGTTGCTAAGTGTATGCATGAACATAAGCAAGCTGAAATATTGCGTATGAATGAGTTGTCCAATTCTTACTTTAGTGAGGATTTAAATCCCTTGCTTGGTATGTCTATGGATGACATTATTGAAGATACGCATGAGGCGCGTATGAATAATGAGGAGGTTGAGACTCTCATACGTGCCGCGCTCAATGAATATAAGGCTAGAGAGGCTGAAAGGAGCGAGTCGTTTAACGCTTTGAGTGAGGAATATCGTGCTAGGTTTAATTATCGTATGGCTGATCCTACAAATCCCTTATGGTATTTTAGTATAGTGGATGGTTTGTTTTGGCAGAAGGTGTATTCTCAAGACCCTGGTTGGGCGAATTTTGTCGACCAGCATATAGGTGACCTTTTTGGATGGATGGCAGGTGATACTGGCACCAGGCTCTTTAAGACAACTTATTGGAAACAATTTTCACCTACTGAGATTCCGCATGATGTTGAGGTCATTTGTAGATTATTGCGGCTTTATTATTTACGCACTAAGGAGATGTGTTGCAGGTATGAGCTGGCTTTCAAGGACATATTTAATGTTGCTAAGAAAATGGATATTAATAAGTTTTTAAGGGTGTCCTATTCTGTTGTGAAAGACTTGGCCTACATGGAGCTTAAAGACAGCCTCGTTATTTTAGGTGATACCTATTTGGGCCTGTTTTCTTTTTGTGGGGCCTGGACACGTCAAGTTCTAATCATGTTGCCGGCACTTGTTTCCTCGGCTTATGTCGTCGATACTGTCGTTGCTCGTAGTGGTGTTAGAATGAGGAATGTTAAGATTAAGCCACGCAAACCTCCTGTTCTGGCTAAAGTTATCCCTAGTACAATTGGAGAACATATTGCAACCTCTGTTGATATAAGTAAGATGGCAATGCAGGCAGCTGCTACCATCCATAAACATAATGAGTATGGGATACTCGTTGAAATGGATGGGAAACAGGTGTGGGTTCAATCTATTATTTTTTTGGAAGGAAGGGTTGCCCTTGGTAATACACACTTGGCCAGGATGGCTGATACATTGGCTTCCCATAATGCTGAGTTTACTATCACTTTGCTCAATTATCATTCCAAACAAGAGATACCTGTCATGTGGAAGTGGATTCGCACGCGCCACATGGATAGAAGTGATAAGACCTTTTATGTATTTCATCTTATGTCTAATATCCACAACCATCGTAGTATAGTTAAATATATGGTGGACGAGAGTGTTAGAATTGAAGAAGGTACTAATGTTCTTATTTCTTTGAATAGATGTGATAATTTACCTGATGTTGAGCGTGTATTGGTGGTTAGGCCAATAAGGCGTGTGTCACATATTGCTTACCATGGTGATGTTGATGACTTGTATACTTATGTCGGGTTTGATATAGACTTTCCGTCACAGAAGGGTGATTGTGGGTCCACAGTATACCTGTCTGACTCTAAGTGTGCATCTAGTTGGCATATGATTGGTATTATTGCTGCTGGCAAGGTCAAGGAGCGTTATGTTACTATGACTCCTCTTAGTAGACAATGGATTCGTCGTAATTTGGATGATATACATTCAAAATTTGAAGCTTGGATGGGTATGAAACTTGTTGATGAGTTGGAGATTCCCAATGAGTCTTTTTCTTGTTCGGCTATACCCTCTAAGTTTATTATTGAACGTAAGGACAAACCTGTTTCTCAATCTGATCGTACTAAGTATAAGAAAACCAAGATGTTTGGTCTATTCTCTGAGGTTACTAGATATCCTGCTGTTCAGATACCTTACGAGTTTGATGGTGTTGATTTTGATCCGCCGTATTTAGCTCGTGATAAGTACTGTAATAGTTCTGGTGTTTATAATCCACTTATCATGATGTATGCTACTACAATGTATCTTATTACTTTACTCCCAATTCTTTTTGGTGATTATCATCACAAACCTAGGGAGTTTACCCCCGAGGAAGTTACTGTAGGTAATGGTTATGTAGATGCTACGCCTCGCAATACAAGTGAAGGTTACGCCTATCAATTGAAAGGCGTCAGTAAGAAGATGTTGTTCGGGACTGGAGTTGATTATGATATTACTAACTCTTATTGTCGTGAAATGCTCTCTAATGTACATTCTGCTATTGTCCTCGGCAATAAAGGCCATGTTATGCGCCGTGTTGCAAAGGATTTTGGTAAAGATGAAACCTTAGACTGTTCAAAAATTGCTAAAGGTAAACTTAGACTTGTTTCAGGTACAGATGTTGAGGACTTTACAGAAGATAAGTGCCGTTTGGGTTATGCTGTATCTTTAATTACTTCAAATCCCATTTATTCTGGAACTGCAGCGGGTCTCAATCCATACTCTACGGATTGGGACAAAATGTACCATTATTTTGATGGTTTTGGTATTATCGCCGGTGATTTTAAAAATTGGGATGGTGTTGTATTTTTAAATATAGCTTATATGGTTATATTTACTGTATTTTCTCAAATATATTATACTTATTCACGTCCTCAATTATTAGGAATGTATGCATTATTTAATGCTGCTGCTACTTCGTTGCATGCTGCGTGCTTTACTACTTGCACTATTATATACTTGTGGATATCAGGTCTGGCTTCAGGCAGATATTTCACTTTAGTTGGTAATAGTGTTTATAATTGTGTCTTGCTCAGGTATGCCTATCTTGTTTGTTATTTTAAACATCGAGGCATATCCCATCTTTCAGTCAATGAATCACACATTGTTGATTTGGCTGAATTAGAGAAGGATATAAGGATTGTCACGTGCGGTGATGATCATGTAGTTGGCATTCGTCATGGTATTGATTGGTGCACGCATCAGCATTTTGTTGATGTTTTTAAAGAGTTGCGTATCCAATATACCGATGATCTTAAGTCGGATAATTCTAATGTAAAACCGTTGCGTACAATGGAAGAGATTTCATTTGAGCAGCGGATTTGGTTATATTGTGAAGAATTGGGCAGGTATGTAGGGGCTTTGAAAGAGGCCACTTTGTTCAATATGCTCTATTGGTCTACTACTAATGAGAGTAATATTGAGGAGGTTGTTCAAACCGTTATAGACGAGTATAGTTTTTGGGGTGAACAGAAGTTTAATGCTTTTGTACCCCTATTAGTTACAACTGTCGCTGGTCTATATGGTTTTAGACCCAAGAGGACTGACTGGAAGGTGTGTCTCTACTTTGTATCAAGTAGTGACAATACCTTCGTATAGTTTAGTCCCGACTTTGGCTAGTCGTTAAACTGGTCCGGTTTGTAAGGTACCCTTAATCTTACTTTGGACGCATATTATGTACATATGTATAAAATAATAACTCGACCTGGTTTATCTAAATTGAGGGGTGGTCTCCTCTTCATATGTGCATAATATTGCGATGAAGTTCCGTGCTTCTCAAACCGGGGACCTGGTATGTCTTTAAACTGATCCGGACTGGGTAGTCTTAAAATACCGTTTTTGTTACATGATGAGTACAATTTTTGAAAATTTTAGTTATGGTAATTACAGCTTAAGGGATATAGTTGGTATCCCATTACCTTTGGACACTATCCAGGATGATAATAGTGATAGATTTGCGTGTATGGACGCGCCTACTAATACTTCTTCTCAAATTACTACAGAAATGTTTGAGGAGGGAACTACTGATATGAAAATATTTAGTAATACTCCTTCGCTTTCCAAGTATGGAGATGAGTACACCGACATAAAAGAGTTTATGGCTAAGCCTATGCTTATTTATCAGACTACTTGGCATGCTGCTGATGCTGCTAATGCTATTATAAATGCGCCCAATTCTTTTATTGGGACTTTTATGAACTCGGTTGCCCCTTGGGCTCATAAGTTAGAGGGTTTTACGTTATGTCGTGGTACTGCCAAGCTTCGCTTAGTTTTGAATGCCACTCCTTTTCAAGCAGGAATGTTATTGTTGCATTTTTTACCTGGTGATCAAATGTTAACTACCAATTTGACCATGTACAATATTAATTTAGCTTTGAAAGTACAGCAACCAGGTATTGCAATATCTTGTCGTGATACTGCGGTCGAGCTTACTATTCCTTACGTTAATCCGTTTGATTGGTATAACTTGACCAATTCTACCAATGACTGGGGGCAGTGGTTTATTACTGTCCTTTCTCCTTTGGTTGTTGATGCAGCTGGTCCCCAAACTGCGGATATTACAGTTTATTTGTCCTTTGAGGACTTTGAGGTTGCTGCTCCCGCCTGTATACAGGGTAAAAAGATTACTGGTAGGAAAGTTTCTAAATCTGAACAAGAGTCGGAGGCTTTACAATCTGGAGGTCCTATTACCAAGGCCCTCAGGGTCGCCAATCAAGTTGCTGATGCGTTGACTGTTGTCCCTTTGTTGAACTATTGGGCACAGCCCGTTGCATGGGCTACTGAGTTAGCTGCTGGTATTGCTTCCTGGTTTGGGTTTTCTAAGCCTGTTCAGAACACTGCTGCCATGTATACCATCCATCAGAATAATAGGTATGAGACTACCACTGATGGTGCAGATCCTGGGATCCCTTTGGCTTATCGTTCTGATAATAAGTTACGGATTTTAACTGATGTTACCGGGAGGCCTGATGATGAAATGTGTTTTGAGTTTTTAAAGCGTGTTGAGGTATTGGCCCTTCCAGGCTCCACTTCTAGTAACCAGTATTCTCTTGTTTGGGTTACTAACCAAGCTTCTGGAACGAACTTAGCGGGTAATCCTATTTTACTCACTCCACTTAATTTGCGTGTCACTGGTAGTACTACTGATGGTGCTCATGTTAGTGGTTGGGCTGTTGGAGGTCCTATTGCTTATCTTGCACCCTACTTTTCACACTGGAGGGGCTCATTTAGGGTCCGTATGAAGTTTGTTAAGACCCAGTTTCATACTGGACGTTTGCAGATTACTTGGACACCTGGTCACAATGTTATCAACGCTCCTGATCTAAATACTTCAATTTTGTCTCTTAGAGAGATAATTGATATTTCAATATGTGATGAAGTTATGTTTGAACTCCCTTATTTGTTGGATGCACCTTATTGTGCCACTTATACGGGAAATGATTCTTACTATACTTCTGGACGTTTTGATGTCATTGTTCTTAATGAGCTTAGGGCTCCTGAGACTGTCTCTGCTACTGTAGAGATTTTATTGTTTTGGTCGGGAGGTGATGACTTTGAATTTAATGGCGGTGCTCTCACTAGTGAAATGTGGCAGCCCGCTTACCAGGCTCATTCCAAGAGTCTAATTCCTCATGTAGATCCCGAGTGTAATTTAGGGAGCATGGGTGATTCTAAATCTATGCCCCACATTGCAGACTTTTCAGCTAGCTGTTTTGGTGAAGCTTTTGTTTCAGTAAAACAGATACTTTCTAGGTATTATTCTATTTTTGTTCCTAGTGTAGCTAATAAGAATGCATTATATTATCCATGGGGTTCCTCTATTCAAGCATCAACTTCTTCTGGTATCACCATTCCTGCTGTATTTGGTGATCCTTATAATAATATAGCTGTAATGTATAGGTTATTTCGTGGGGGAGCTAGAGTTGGATTTTACATCCCAGATACTAGCGGAGGCCAAGATATCGTTTTAGGTACCTTGGTTAATGTTAATTGTTTTGGTGCCACCGATTCTACTTTTGTCTTGAAAAATCTCGCTACAGCTGGAGGAACTACACTTGGACCCGTTGTTAATAGTAATGCTACGCATCATGCTGATCCCCAAAATAACCATTTTTACCAGATACCTTATATGAACAAGCTTCGTGCTTCTTATGTGGTTCCTGATTCTATTAATGATGCTTGGGTTGCTGACTCTACTAAGAGTCAATCTGCGTTGTATATCAATACAGTTAACAATAACCTGAGTGCTTTCACTCTAACGAGATCGTTTAATGACGATTTTCAATTGTCCTATTTTATAGGATGTCCCCCTGTTATGATTTCACATACATAACTATTTTGAACCTTTCGTGCTAGGTTGCATTTATTAGCACGATTCTAGATTGTGGAAAGATCTAGTCTTATTTTTGTTTCCCTGTTAAGTTTTGTCAGTTACAATACATCCAAGAACTAAGGTTTCAATTTGCTGTGTGCGGAGGAATTTCCCTTGGTCCCTTGACGAAAATCCTATGTATGAATTTACAGTGGACATTTATTCGAATGGTCGTGAAGGGGCCATTCGGCTTCTTTTCCTTATACTTTAGTTTTTGTAGGCGCATGAATAAGCGCAGGTATGCTAGTGATTTATTGACACTATCATACGTTTTTAGTGACGCGCTTTAGAGCGTTGATCCGAGTCGGGCGAAATCCCGGCTTGGGGAGCAAAGAAGCAAGGCGTCCGATCACCCGGATTGCACAGCTTCGACCGTGCATGCCGGAAGGAAGCTGAATT